AAATTAATCCCTCTTCCATTTCTTTTTACCATAAAATAATATTTTTTAAAAATAAGGCATTTTTCCCCCCAATTTAAAATTTTTTTTTTGAGGATTTAAATAAAAAAAAACATATTTTTAAACTAAATTTTATTTTCAATTTAGGCAGAAAATATTAAAATACATTTACTTTTAACCTTATATAATAAAAATTTTATTTGTTCAAATATATATAAATTTTTATTTAAACCTAAATTGGCACTGTCAAAAACTTAGTAGATAATTTTATTTCTTATAATCCAAAATTCTAATTTTAGTTTAAATCTGTAGATTAAACCAGTTTCTATTTTCATGAATCCTTAAAATATGATTAAGAAATACTATTTGAGATATATTCTCGATTTACTTACTCGTACAACAAATATTATTATATTTAAAGCTTTGTAGAAACCCTTTATTTTTTTTCAATATTTTTTTTCAATTGAAATTGCACCTTGATGTTTTTATTTTTGGAATTTTATTAAAAATTAAATTAAATGATTTTTAAAAGAGTTGGGGATGTTTACAGTTAAAATTATACTAAGTATATTTAAAATAAGTAATGATTAAGTATTCATGGTAAAATGGGGAATAGATATTAATATGACAACTAAAAATTCTGTTTTCCAGTTTATGTTATGTTTTTAAAGCAATTAAATCTTTTGGATTTTTACTTTGAAAAACTTGTAAAAAAATTTTATAAAAAAGTACATTTAAAAAATCATAATGAAGATTTAACATAACAACAAACTATTTAAATTTATTGAATCAAGTTTTAATTATGTAAAAATGTGTTTAAATAAGTATTAGCACTATTTTAGTAATCATTTTATATATTCAACCTACATTATTCACTATTTTAGCATTAAAAATTTTATACTAAAAGCACATATCGTTAAATTACACAATTATTACAATTGTCATGACCCCATACATAAATATTTACACATAAAAAAAGGCTCCCTGCACTTCACTAAAATCCAGAAAATCTTCCAAAGAATACCCTCAAGTATTTTTTAAATAAATCAACCAATTAATATTATCTTAACATGATTATTGGTGGTGAAATAATAGTCCTTGATGGATTATGGATTCGCCAATGATTTTGCAGACAAGTATTACGCTATAATACTGGTCAAAGAGCGAAAAACTTATGTAAATAACCATATTAAGATAGATGTGAAAACAAGACTAATCTTAAATTACACCACATAAAGAGGTCCACAAAGAGATACAAAGTTTGCAATACTCCCAATCAGACAAAATAAAAAATATCATCCACATTTACATATTAGTAGACAGAGCATATGATACAAAACCCATTCAAACATGTGTAAATGAAGAAATAGGAGCATTTAACCAGATACCCTTAAAAACAAGAGCTAAAAAAAAGGTAACTACAGACTTAAAAGCAAAAAAATCTTTCGATTAAAAATATACAGATTAAGAAGTAATATAGAAGGAGTATTTAATGTAATAAAAAGACTATTCAATAGAATTAACCACAGCAGAAGTTTAAAACTATCAAACAAAGAAACAAAACTCAAAAACTTAATTTACAACATCCACAAAACAACACAAATACCAAAAAAATAGGGTTTCTACAAAGCCCTTTTCTTATTATTTTCTTTATATTCATATCTATAATGAAAGTTTTGTAATTGTCAGGAGGGTCTTTTTTCTTTTCTAACTCTATAAGGTAAATTAATAACGGATGAACTTTTAAAACATTGTTCTTGTGTCATTTTTAATCCAAGATGAGCTTGTCAAATTTTTTTCTTTTATTTCTAAAGAAAGTTTTCCATTATCCCCAACTTCTCTTAAATTATACCATAAAACCTGATCTGGATAACCTGCTTTAATAATATAAATTTTTTTTAACTTATTTAATTCATCTTGAGAATCAGCATCATCAATTATATCAATTTTAAAATTATCTTACCATATTCATTAAAACTATTTCTGTAAATGCTGATTTTTATCATTATTTAATTTTAAAGTATTTAAATGACGATATTTCTATCAATTATGTTAGTCGTTTGACAAATATAACATTTATTATTAGTTAAATTTACAATTTTATAAATATAACCCTATGGTTCTTTTTTGTTGTTTAAATTATTTTTCTTATACATAGAATCGCCTCTTATACATTTTTTATTTATATTCACTAATCATAATTTTATGATTGGCAAATAGGGAGAGTGTATAAGAAAGAATCTCTCCCTAGACCTAAATATTTATGTTTTATATTATTTAAATTTTTATTCTACTTGTACTATTAAGATTGATTTCCCTGAATAAGCATTTATATAAGATAACATTTTACTAAAACTTCTTGATTCAAGATATCCACCACTTAAACTATTAGCTATATTTATTATTTCACTACTCTTACAAAGCTTATATGGGTACTCATAATGACCCCATTTAAGTTTGTATAAGTCATGAAAGCAAAAACTTATTTTAGGATCTTCAATAAATTTTCCTATTTCGTCCCATGAATAGTTACTTTTATAATCCCATGCACATTTTTTAACTTTAAACCCTTCACTTGTTAAAACTGATTTAATAATTTTCACCATAATGTCAGGTTCTGTTCCACTTGTAGTTGTTCTAAGTCTTTTTGCTAATGCTGATTCTGCGTAGTAGTTTCCTGTTAGTTCTTGAAGTATTTGCTGTGAACAATTTACTCCACAATAGTAAATCGTGTTTTGTTTTAATTCTATACCTGAATACCATCTTGGACTACGATAACAATCTTTAGAAGCAATTGTTGGTGTTTTTGTGGATGTGGAAATGAAAGTTGGTTGTCTACTATTCTTTGCAATGAAATCTGAATACTTTTTTAACATTGCAAGGTAAGTAGAGTAGGTTACATAATCCATCTGGGTAGTGAAATCTAAATAAATCTTACGTGAAGATTCAGGTTTACCTCCTGCAGCAATAAAACTATCTACTCTTGCTTTCATATCTAAAAAAGTACTTAATGGTATATTTGCAATAGTATTGCTTAAATTTGATGCTTCTACATAGATTTGTATTGTTTTAGGTTCACGCCCATTCTTCTTTACAAAAACATTAAACCTTTTCACCATATTCTGCCATTGAGAATAAAGAATATATGTGGATGGGTCTGGATGATCTGGACATACTTTAGAGGTACTTGTTGCTTTGCCTCCATCTGTGAGGTATTTGTCTACTCTTGCCCGGATTTCTTTAAATTTACTTAAATTTATTCTACTTGTACTTTTACTTATATCTTTACTCATAATATTTTTTTTATCCTCCATTTTTTTATTGTTGGAATCTTGTTCTGTCTTTTAGTTCTTGTTTCTTACCATTATTCCATCCACCATTAGCAGACTTAGCATGGCCTACTTGTTGAACATATCCAGTAATACGATCATACCATTCAACTTCATCTGTTTCTCCACAGTTTGGACATTTATTGTTTAAACCTTTCATTAATGTTTTACATTTTAAACAAAAGCTTAAAGCACTAGAGTATGCCCAGAATCCTATATCACTATTTTTAGCAATCTTTTCAGTTAGGCTCATTAAACTATCGGGGTCACTGTAGGATTCTCCCATGAATGCATGGAAAATATGCCCACCAAGTGTGTATTTGTGGTAAGGTTCTTCTGTTCTAATCTTACTTATAATACTCTTGTTGGTATCTACTGGTACATGACTACTATTAGTGTAGTAGTATGCTCCTGGTACTCCATTACTTATTACTTGTTCTGGATACATTTCATGATCCAAACTTGCAAACCTATAAGCAGTACTTTCTGCTGGTGTTTGAATAGTACTCCATCTTAAACCAGTTTCATCTTGTAGGTCGTGTGCATGGTCATTAATGTATTTGATAACTTTAATTCCAAACTTGTTACTGTCTGGGTTTTCTATTCCTTCACCAAATAAGCTTAGGAGCATTTCGTTTAATCCATTAAAACCAAAGGATAAGGTTGCATTATCTATTTGATAGTATTGTTCTCCCTCATAGTCTTGTGAGAGGAATGGGAAGATTTTATACTCATTTAAACATTTAAGTGTATGGTTTCTTCTAATCATTAAGATTTCCTGGATTAAACTCATCTTAGCATCCAATTCCTCAAAAATTAAATCTTCATCATGCCGAGCTTTATAACCCATCCTTGGAAGATTCATTGTACAATAAGCAAGGTTTCCTGTCCGTAAACAATCGGTTTCCCAGTCACCTGTCCAATTATCATTTAAAGATGTTCTACAACCCATATAATTAGCCATATTACCACGGTAATCAGGGAACATATTTACAAAATAAGATGAACCGTATTTAGCACTTAATTCATGCACTAATCTTAAATCTTCTTCATAATCTCCTTTATATGTTTCAGGTCGTAATGTGTAGATGGTATTTGGGAAAAGGTGTGGTTTTCCTTCAGCATCACCTTGTAAGAGAATTTCAGTAAAAGCCTGCTCAATCATACGTGTTTCATCCTCAAAATCTCCATAAGTTCCAACATTTAATCCATTAGGACCATAAGCAGTAACATCCTCTAAAAACTTAGGAACACCGAATTCTAATTGCATACTTGTAAATGGTACCTGGGATCCACGAGCAGCATATGCCATATTCAAATTATATATTAACATTTGCACACATTGTTTAACTTCTTCATAAGATCTACCAGATGCAAATGGAGCTACAAATACATTCCATAGACTCATAGCTTGTCCACCACTCATATTTTGTTGAGAGGCTAACATTACTTCACCTGTATGGTTCATTAATGTTTCCATATGTGAAGGAGCACCTGCAACACTAGTATGATCACCTGAACCATCTACTCTTAAACCATGCTTAATAAATGCACGGATATCATGCTGGCAGCAATTAAGTCCCCTAGGAGCAAAGTATTCCAAATCGTGGATGTGAATATCCCCACGTAAATGGGCTTGTGCTAAATGGGAGGGTAATAGGTGCTCTAAGGTGTACTGTCTGAGACTTGCATCTGCCACATACTTATGGATAGTTTCAGGATTATGCATCATATTCGCATTACTCTGATTACCATTACTGATTAAATTATTTAATTCATCTACTCTTATCCCTACTGTTTCTTGTTCTTTGTTCTTTGTTTCTATCATAAATTTGTCGAAAAAAAAATATATAATTCATCAGTCTTTTAGATTCTGTATTGTAAATAATTAGGTTGAATTATCACATCATAATCTTTACTGTAACGTTTTAACCTGTATACTATGCTTAATCCATTATCTGGTAAATATGGTGTGTAATGGATTTCCACATTATCACCACTATTTAGTACTGTGGTGTTACTTTCCATTATTACTTTGTATGGGCATTCTGTATTATCCCCGTTTTCTGTTACCTTTTGCACTGTTCTATTCACGGTTCTTACAGGGTGCAAGGTTACTAATCTGTTTTGGTAATCCACATCATAGTCTAAGTTTTCAATTAACTCTATTTCATTGTTGGTTTCTGGATTAACCACAATCTTCCGTATGGCATTCATGGGTTCTACTGCTAAAGAGTAAACACTATCACCATTATCATTAGTTGTTAATTTATCATTACTTGTGTCATTGATGGTGAAGTTTTCAATAAATAAATCTAATGCCAATGGTAGACTGTAAGTGTTTAATCCTTTTACAAATAATGGATTGTATTCTAAAGTTATTGTACCCGGATTAATATTTTTGGTGGTGTTATCTTCGTTGATGAAGGTGATAGTGTCTTTATCATAATCTACTTGGTAATCTACAAATTCGGTTAGGTTTTCAATATTACTATTCTCAGTATTTGATTGATAACTTACATTGATTATTGGATAAGCTGGTGATTGATTAAAATTAAAGCTACCTGAATTTGTACTTAGGTATACACTTAAACTTTGAAGATAATTTATGAATTCTTTTCCTTCTGTTTTAGTGTAATCACCATTAATATCTTTACTATTAGCTGTTCCATTAATCCATTCTTGAATCTTACCTGTATCATAAATTACTGTTTCATCAGCAGTAATCTCCTTCAATTCAGCAATTAGGGTGTTAATGTAATCAGTAATGGTTTTTGCATCCTCAGGATTACTATAATCAAAACTTTTACTATAAACCTTATTCAGGAATGCTGTGATTAGTTCTGGATTAGTGAAATATGAGGATAAATCATTTATGTCTATTATTTTAAATCTTTCAATGTTTACTTTATCCCTTACAATATCTATTAAAACTTTTACTGCATCTTCCCCATCAATTTGAGGAGCTACAGGATTAGCATCCACATCAAAGGTTCCAGGTTCAAAATAATAAGGTGCATCTATCTGGCTCCAACAGGATGCTCCGAGAATGTCACGTTTTTCAGGACACCATGGGTAAGTCCTAATCCTTCCCTCTAATGCAGGTTTAGTATGACAAAGTAATCTCAAATAATCCACAGAAGGAGTAATACTGGAGTTGCTTGTTTGTAAACCTACACGTACAAATAGTCTTGTTGGTGTTATTCCATATTTACTTTCCCATTGTATAGCACCTCCATTATCCTTATTTAAAGTTTTCCAACTATTCTCTTTACCAGTACTTGAAACCTCAAAAGTAAGATTTGTACTTGCAAACTCAGAATAAACAGGATCTACAAGATAAGTATTTATTATTGGATTCATTTCTTGAGGTTTAAAGTATACATACTCTGTAGTGTTAACGGTGTAGTGGATGCTGGGTCTGATGATGCATTGGAATGCAAAATCTACTGGTGCATTCTTACCTTCATGATAATCTAACTTTTCACTTTTTCCAAAACATATAGTACTTGCAAAATTATTCTCACTTAAATATGCTTGTCCTTTCGTATATGGGGTGATTACTGTTCCAGTGGTGTCTTTTTTGGTGGTGTCAAAGCAAGGTTTACTCCATCCTCCTATACTGTAGTGGTTATTGTAACTTGTTAATGGACTTCTAAGTGTGAAACTGTAGCTTGTGTTTTTTTCTAGTTTAGCTGGATCTTTAAAGATTATACTTACGATTCCACCAAAACTTGTAGTTTCAGGTTTCCACTCAGCCCTAGCTAGAACCCGATTCATACCCTCATCTCTTACTTCAATTATAAGGGGGTATTCTGCTTTGCTGGTACCGATGAGGTTAAGGTTTAAAGTTTCCAGGTATCCTTCCACTTCTCCAGTGTTAAAGGTTTGAGCCCTACAGGTACATGGTATCTCCACATTATCCTGATTTTTTATCCAAGTATCTTTAGCTTCATAAGTTTTACTTCTATTAAAACTTATATACCAGTGTTCATTACATCCACTTAAACCAGTAGGCCATGGCCCCTGAAACTCAACACTACTCACATCCTCGTCTTGTACTGGTCTAAGTGTAGCTAGTCCGGATTCAAGGTTAATATAAGCATCAGTTTTAATAGTGTCTATGGGTAGGTAGTTTTTAAAATCTGTACTACCTGTCCACTCTGTGTTGTTACTGAAACTGTATGCATCACTTCCATTTGGTATTACACCATAACTTAAATAAGGATTTACAAGTGGTGGGTGGAATACATGCCGATTCTCAGGGTCGGTACTGTCCCATAATTTATCGATTTCATCTCGTAGCCATGTGTCGTTTTCTGCATATGTTTGAAGGAGTGTGCTTGTTACTTTTCTACGATTACCAAAATTCTCACTTTGGATGTAAGTGTATTTTTTATCACAATTTGTCAAAATCTATTTCTCCTTAGTATTCTATGTTTATTTCATGATCATCAGGTTTTTCACTGTCTGTTGTGTGGATGTAAACTTTCCCATCCTCTTGAATATAGGTTCCTGTCTGATTTATCACAGTATCTAATGATTCTACTTGGGTGTAGGTGGTGAAATTATCCTCTGTAATCTTAATTATTGTTTCACTTAAATCAACGTAGTAAACATTAGTGTTTATCATTCCAGTACTTGTTTCAAGGTAGTAATTTGTCCAAGATTTAACCTCCCTGGAATTATCTATACTAAACCGGTAATTTAGGGTTAATTCACTATTGCTTGGAGCAGTAATCTTAGAATAAACATCATGACTAATAAGGACTGCATTACTATAAGTTCCAGTTACAGTATTGTAGGTTGGTGTTCCATTAGATGCATATACCCCTATTTCGGTAGTGTTGTTGATGGTGTCAGATGGAAAAGTTGCTTCTAATATTACTTCTTTATTGTTAAGATTTATTTTTTTGGAAGGTGTTACAAATTTAGGATATACTATTTCACTATTCTCGAATACTATGTTTAATCCTGTATCATTCCATGTGGGATTGTTGGTTCCTGTACTTACACCTACACTGTTTATTACTTCACTTGTTTGACTTATCCATCGGCGAAGAAAGTACTCCTCACCACTCTTTGTGATGAGGTTAAAATGATGAAGCAGAGTTTCACCTTTACTGTTACTTATCTTGTATTCTCCTTTAATCATTTTAAAGTGTATTCTCCTTTAAGTTTCAAATAATATTTCGGAATAGTTTTAGTTAAATTCAAATATCCATGTTTACTTGCAGGTAAAGTCCTCTCCAGTATTGCATTAATATCTTCATTTACTGTGATTTTAAGATTTGAGGGTATTTTATCATAATCTAAGTATACATCACATACATTACTGTTCCATTCCCATTTAGTTTTCTGATACTTCTGATTACAAACTGGTAAACTATTATCTTTATTAGTCATGTTTAACCTTTAGTGTTTACAAACCAGACTAGTGTGAAGTTTAAACCAGAAACGGTATAAGTAGCTTTACTTAAATCTTTACTCCGCTCTAATCTTAAATTCAAACTACCATCAGTCCCTATTGCAATACTTACAGGGTATGCATAACTTGTATTACTTGCAGGTTCAATATGCAAAATTGCATGCTTGTAGAACCATTCAATTTGTCCTGAAAGATACTCACTAGAAACACAAGGTACTTCAGTTACTTTATGCCAACCATTAGTAGAACCCTGAACTGCAAGATTACCAAGTGGAATATTAGCTAAGTTAATAGCTTTATAAATCACCATATCACCTTTACGAGATACAGTTATTGTATTACTATGATTTCCTCCAACACTTTCTGGATCATATAACAATTCACTTAAATCCGTACTGGTTGACCCTGTACTCATAACTACTGTATCTAATGGGTTTCCATCATGATCCTTCATTTTAATGGTTGCAGTGTTACTATTTGTTTCTGTATCTGTTCCTACATCTATTGTTGCTGTTGTTTTACTATCAGTCATAATCTTATCTTAATTTTCTCCTTTTCAATTTTTATTCATTACTTGATTTGAAAAATCTACAATCATCTCTTTAATTTCATGATCTTCAATATAGATTTCAGTATAAAAATATTCCATTTTCTTTTTTAAGTATTCATTAAAATCTTGAGCATTTAATCTAAAAAAAGAATCCAATAAATCATTTATAAAACCAATATTGTCTTTATTCATTAAATCATGGTTTGTAATATAGGTTATCATGTTTTTTAAATCTAAAAAATCCAAGAATTCCTTTTCAGAATCATTATTCTTAAACAAGTAAATAGCATAATCCTGTAAATACTCATTTAAATCCTTCATATCTTATATTTTCTTCTCCTTTTAATTGTATCTTGTAATTAAATTATTTTCCTCAATTTCAATGTCTTTTAACTCTGGAATCTTAAGTTTAGTTTCTTGTCGTGTTTTCACCTTAAAATCATAAACTTGTGATTCATATTTACAATTCTCTATACATTCTAAGTGATATTTTAATCTGTCCTGATTTCTAGTATCTTCTTTTAAGTTTTCTTTAATATTTTCAAATATTACTTCTTTAAAACCGGGGTCTATTTCATAACCTATACTGTTTCTCTGATTCAGTATAGCAGCTGTCATAGTGGTACCAGTACCTAGGAAAGGATCAAGAATAGTATCCCCTTTCACACTAAACATATTAATTAACCTATAAGGTATTTCTAATGGGTATGCACCATTACGATTTCTTGATACACCATTCATTTTCTGACGTGTACCTGGAATATCACTCCATAAATCTCTGAACCATTTATTCCTCTCCTCAAAGAAAAAAGCACTACTATACCTATTAAGTTTCTCATCTGTGTGGAATTGTCTGTTTCCCTCTTTTCTAAAGATTAGGATGTATTCATGTTCTTGTGTAATGTATGCATTAGGTGGTAGCATACCTGAACCCATGAATTTATTAGGTTTATTAGATTTCTTCCTCCAAATAATCTCTGGTAGAACCTGTAAACCTTGCTTAGTGAAAAATTCTATAGTGTGTGAATGATTAGGATAAGACTGGAAATATTTACCTATTTTTCTGGTTGCATCACCTATATTTATACAGATGATTCCACCAGGTTTAATCACTCTAGCTAGTTCCATGTAAACTTTATCTAACTCCTTCCATATTAAATAGTATACTTCTCTTCCATTACCTTCATTTAGATATTTTTCAATTAATGGATTTAATTGGATGAAGAGGGAATCCCACATCTCAACCATAGGATAAGGTGGAGAAGTAATTACAAGATCCGCACTTTCATCCTGGATTTCTTCAAGATTTTGTGAATTCCCTATTATCACTTTATGCTTTGTCTTCATACCCTACCTTGAATAGTACATGTAGCTGTTTTACTATTATAATTACTATTGGATGGTGTGAATACTGCAAGGAAAGTGAAAGTTCCACTAGTTGTCATTCCACTTGCAGTATAAGTACTTGTACTCATCACTCCACCTGTTCCACTTGCAGCCCATCCACCACCAGTTAAATCATTAGTAGTATTCTGTAGGTATACACTTACTGTTCCTTTTGCTTCACACCAACTTTGAGGCCGAAGTTCAATACTAAAACTATAATTAGTACCATTATAAACCGTACTCGTAGATGGAGTAATAGTAAAAGTCTTCAAATCATTTTTAAGAACATTAACCGTAGTAGGTCCTGCATTAAATACTTTAATATTGTTGTTATATTGGAATGTTGCTGTTATACTATTATATCCTAAATAATCTGCAGTGGCACTATTTGAACCTGTACTTATACTTCCACCACCACTAACTTTTCCAGTTTTTGCAGCATAATTATTCTGCAATATAGTTAAAGTACCACTTGCTGATGGAACACTAGCAGTATAATACACTGATTGTCCAATATAGACTGCTTGGCTTGTAACACTTAAACCTAAATTAGGATCAGGTAAGGAACTAACACTTACAGATGTAGAACCACTTCCAGTATAATTATCATAACCAGAAACACTAGCAGTATAATTAAAACTACCACTATTCACCTCGGATGCAGGAACACTAATACCCCATGAACAAGACCCATTACTCATTGTCCGTGTACTACCAGCATAAGGACCATCCAAATAAATCGTTTTACCATTCGCTGCAGAATTAGAAGAATATGCAAATACCGTGAAACTAGCAGCTGACCCCTCAACTAATCCAGAAGCATTACTACTAACACTAATAGGTAAAGTTACAACGGATGATGATGGTGGTGATGAAATACTAACAGTATAAGTACTACTGTCATAGTTTACACCTGCTGATGAAGTGTATCTTGCATAAACATTCCATGTACCTGTACTGGCTGCTGAAAAACCATAAGAAACTGAACTATTAGAACTTGTAGAAGCAACACTTGATCCTTTCCAATAAATATTAAGTGTACCACCACTACGATTAGTAACATTTGCAGTCCAAGTACTACTATCACCAATAGTATAAGCACTAGAAACACCAGACAAAGTTACAACAGGTGTATTAGTTGAAGATGCACTTTTAACAGTAATGGTTTTAGACACATTTGTAGTTGATGAGGCATACTCCTTAGTAGTGGATACATATTTTGCTGATACAGTATGAGTACCAGCACTTGTAAATTTCAAATCAGTAGCTATTGGTATACCAGCTCCACAACCTTGAGTAATTTGTTCCACACCATCAACATAAATTGTAATATTACCATAAGCACCAGTCTTAACACTTGCATAAGCAGTATCCTCCTCATCAACATTTAAAGATGAAGGAGCAGTAATAGATAAACCTGCATCTTGACCAGAACCTGTAACCTGCAATGACAATGAATTACTACTATCACTATTACCATAAGTACTATCACCCTCATAATGAGCAGTGATAAGATAAGATCCAGAACTCTTATTTGAATAACTACAACTAACGCTTACACTACCCCCAGATAACGTTCCCTCACCAGCATATTCACCAGCCATATAAACTATTACGTTTCCTGTTGGTGTGCCAGATGAGGATGTAACGGTTACTGATGCTGTAAATGTACCTGTTGCTGAACCTGATTCTGGTGATATTTTACTTAAAGTTGTTTTAGTGGATTTAGCTGTTGAAGAAGCCTTAATTTGTGGGGTTTGACCAGTACTACCAGCATAAGTATCATTAGAACTCGTGAAATCAGCATAATAAATATAAGTACCATCTTCCTCACTAAAAGTTAAAGTATCAGATGTATATGAACCTGCAACTAAAGTACCACTACTAACAACCTTACTAACATTATCCCCACCAGTTAAACGTATACTAACAGTTCCAGTACCAATAACACCATCCTCACCTAAAGTGCTTGCAGTAACAGTATAAGTATCTCCCTTAACTAACTGATTAGTTGTACCTTTAGTATTATTCACAACCACAGTAGTAGATGTAGGGGTAGTGGTGGCTTTTATAACATTTACAGTTACTTGATTAGAGCTTGCATCATTATAATCACCAGTATCACTTGTAAAATGAGCAGTGAAAGTGAATGTACTTACTTGACTTGTAGTTACAATACCACTTGTTGATACAATACCATTCTTGATTGTATCATTTACTAGTACTACTTTATTCTGATTTTCAATATAAATCATACCTGTAATACTTGGATCCACCCGAGCAGTAAGGGTATATGTATCTCCTTGACTTACTGTTGTTGGTGAAGCATACAAATTCACAATAGGAGTAGTAATACTTGCATGAGCAGTTGTAAACCATACTGGATTAGTTTCCATATCAGCATAAAATGTATCATTCAAATTATTTTCATGTGAATATTTAATAGTGTAAGTGTATCTGTATTCTCCATTTTTCCCAGGATCTAATGTTATTGGTGTACTCATAGTCCAAAAACCAGCTTGACCATCACTTGTATGACTTGTTACAAGGTATTCATGAGTAGTACCCGTCTTATATCCTTTCACATAACGACTAAAGGTGATGCTTAATTTAACATCATTCACACCATAATCAGTTTTTTGTGGATTAGTTAAACTCTTATCTTCTAAACCTTGAACATAATCATTACTATTATATAATACTCCTGAAAGCTTAGTCTGACCAACAAGAATAGTATCCCCCTGATTAATACTCAAACCTGTTAAAGCTAAACCTTTCTTATCCACAACTTTAATATATGTATACTTCCGATTATACTCCGCAGTAGAAAGATAATCATGGTAATGGTAATCTGTACTGTAGAATTGTGCATAAAAGTTTAATGTTTCACCTACTGGTGCATCAGCAAAGATATTGCAGGATGCTTGCCCAGTCCTATTATCCACATCAGCAGTACCTACAGTTACATTGTTTTTGTTAATGAATTTCACATAACCCTTTGGAATATCATATTGACCACTTTCTAATAGGTCTCCTTTGATTGTTGCGATTAAATCAAAACTTGAACCATGAGCAACAGTTAAACAGGGATTAGTATCTAAATCTATTGTTACTCCATTTGTCCCCTCACCACGTGTAATGTAAAATTTAACAGGTGCAGAAATTTCATCCAAGAACCATGGATCTGCAGAATTATACTTATGCTGAAAACTTAAGGTGTAAGTGTAGTATACTGTGTTAATGTCTGGTAGGCTTATTGTGGAGTCCATCATGAAGGATCCATCACTTTCACAATTTAATGGTATTTCCTCCCACTCCTTAGAAACCTCACCAGTAGTTTTAAAGTATTGTTGAAACTTTAATGTAACAGTATAATCTGTGTAATCTATTGTGCATTTTCCCTTAGTATCTACTATTTTTCCTGATAATGCGATTTCATTATTCTCAACTGTGACTCCATTTTTAATGTTTAAGTCTGTGAAATCTAAATGTCTTGGTGTAATGGTGATTTGGCTTTTAGTTTCACATGGAGCATACACATTATCCCAAACTGGGTCATCACTATTCATGTTTTTACAGGCAGCATAACCATAATACATTGTAATGTTTTCTTTTGGAGTCATACAAGTAAACTTTACAGGTGCTTGACCATTAACATCAGTAGTACTAGTTTGGAATTCTTTATGGTTTGGATCATAGAAATGAATCTCCTTATCACTTAAAGGCTTACCACCACTATCAACAAGAGTAACAAGTAAATTATCCCCTGATTCAACAGTAGTACTATCTATTTTTATACTGGTGGATTCACGATTATCCACAATAGTTATAGGTAATAAATATTTACCTGGTGTACCATCATCTTTCAACCATTTTTCACCAGTATTTGGATTAATTACTGTAGACCTTGTAGCATATCTACCTTTTGGATCTGTTACTGTAACCCCTAAAAGATATTTTCCTACTGCATAGAAGATTGGCATTCGCGCATAACCTTTCTCACCCAGTAAATTATCTCTTGTAGTGCGTGGTTTTAACCATTGACTAGGATTAACACCATTTGTTACTCGCTCAAAGTACCATTCCACTTGCACATCATTTATCCCTTCACTTGTTTTACAATCATAGACATAAGTTTGTACTTGGAATCCACAATTAACATTAGTATTAGGTTCAGGAGTAGTATGAATACACATTTGAGCTTTACTTATCTTAAAATCTGTTAAATTAAGATAAGATGAAGCATACACTGTATCAGCCTTAAATTTTAATGCTAAATGCACTTCATCAAAGGATTCATTCTTAACACCATAATCAACTGGTATTAAAGCTTTACCCTCCTTATCCGTTGTTGCTTTCCCTACAAATTCATTCTCAGCATAAATACTAATTACCCTATCAGGTATTGGATTATCATAAACATCTAATAATTGTGCAGTTATAGTATCCTCTGATTCAACCCCAGTATCACCACATAAGATTTTTGTTGGAGTACCATTAGTTACTGTTAAACTCGCAGTCTTAGTAACTTTTACATCATTTTCAATGAACTCAGCTTTAAGAACGTATTTTCCTTCCTTAGTGAAAACATTGTCTGTTAAATAATCTCCATCAGCATTGATGGTGTTTACTGGATAATTAATATTAGCTTCTCCATCTGTACCTGTCCATGCACCCCCAAAGTTATAATCATCCACATAAAAATTAATATACTTATCAGTTACCGGATAACCATGACTATTACGTAGTTTTGCATAAATACTTGCTGTACCTCCAACAATCCCACGAACATCAGGTAAAAAAAGATTATAACCATCCACAGTATTACTTGTTGGCACTGTTCGAATAACTGGTTTATAATACTTATCTCCATTATATTTTATACTATAAATATCCTCATCACCCATATCACCTGGTAGGTCCCATCGAATCCAATCACTACCTTGTCTGATGTAATCATTAAGTAAAGGTTTACCATTAGAATAAATCATCAAAGGCTTACCCTTGAGGGTGTAACCATCACCATCACTTAACTTAAAAAAAACTGTTCGGGGGTTGATGAAAATCATATTAATACAAGTAATTGGAGTATATTGGGTTGAAATTGGATAAATTTGCTGCCAAATCTTCCTATGCTCATCATCACCATGATAATATACACTAATAATATCCATAGTTGTGAAATCAAAATCCTCACCATTATCCTTTGATTTAAAAAATGAGTACCCATTATTATCAGTTTTATTATGGGCAATTTCAGTTTTATTCTGGTATAAATGTAAAGTACAATCTGGTAAAGGTGTGTAGTTTTCTGTGTCTGCTGGTGAACTTAGTAATCTTAAACCCAGTCCAGAATTAAAATAATAAACACTATCTAATCTTGAGTGATCCGGAACTTTAAGGATAAAAATCTTTATAATACTATCAATGTCTGCATAGATTTCATCCTCTTCATCAATGTATTTAATTTTAAGATAATGCTCACCAACACCCCAAGATGAAGGTATAGTGAAATCTTTAAAGGTGGCTAATCCATTTTCCACAACTGCTGTTCCTACACTCTGATTATTCCCATAATAGAATATGATTTTACCAACATTTACTGGTTTTTTCTTATAACTTAGTTCCACTTTTAAATCTATAAGGTTTAGATTATATTCTGGGTCAGTGTCTCCTTGATTTCCCATCACCATTGGAGCAATTAATTTAGGCAGTCTTTGATGAACTTGTAGATCCTGATTTACTAATTCAGTACTACTGTATAAATCACTACCTGAGTACACTGCACTTATAGGTATTTCTTTAAAAGATTCAGGTACAAAGTTTATACTCGCATAACCATCAAGGACGGGTGCAGTCCAAGCTTCCTGTACTGTTTTCCTTGTATTATCAGAGTAAAAAGTGAAAGTAACACTACCTTCAAGTACATCATCAATTATGGGTTTACTTGTTTCACTATTAAGTTCACTGCTTGTCACATGAACCTTAACAAGTTTCCTATCAAGGATAACTGCATCGGGGCTTGTAACAAAACTTAAACTAGTCTGGAGGCTTTGCTCTTCATTTACCTCATCACAAACTCTCTCCCACATATAATCCTGATCTTGTTCGAGGATGTAACGTTTACGATTATACAATTTTGGGGTTACTAAGTGATTTTTCCAAATCTCCAACTCAGTTAAATTACGTGTAGGCTTACTTATAATGTTTTCTAGAAGTTCTTTGGGTACTCCTTCATCTGCGTCCTCTTTACTGTGAATATTGCAGGGTAATCTTAAAATATATTCCTGTATCCTATTATGATAGTGATAATCATCCTCCTCAAAACGATTACAAAAAGAAGGATAAGTAGTAGGATATTCAGAAGGACTAACTTGAGTTAGTTGTAATCTTGGAATATCCAAGTTACCTCCGATGAGATCTAAAACTTGATCATGATTAAAACAATTAACACTTAAACATTCATTTTTTGCTCCAAAGTAGGTAGTCATAAAGTAATCATCAGTGGATTCGATGTAAAGGAGGTAGTCACAAGTGTATCCTTCATCCTGGTCGAAGTAATCATCACCTGAAGTATATGTTTCTTCCTTCTTCTCCACACTTGTGGTTAATTTAACTTCGGCTCCTGTTGGGATGTAATCATTATCACCTATATTTATCCATACTTGTTTAACTGTTCCTTGATATTTTTTAAGATTTTCTAATATAAGCTCTTGATTATTATGGAGTAATGTTTTTAAGTATTCTGGATTAGAATCTAAATAAGTGGTGAAGTTTTCCTCCCAAAAAGGATTAACTCTAGCTAGAATACTGGACACATACTCCTTATTCTCCTTGAATTGGGTTAAATCTATATCTTTCCATTGCTCTTCATATTCTAAAATATTAGTTAACTTGTTATGAATAGATTTTATTTCACTTATACTGTAAGTTTTGAGGTATTGTTTCTGCCAAGTAAGACTTTGCTCTTCCCAAACTTTATTATGTAATTGGAAAACTTTCACATCACCCATAACCCCTACTTCATCAGGGTATAAATCAATATGAATCTTATAATCTTCTAGGCTTGTATCAGGATCTAGGTAAGCATTATACCATAAACCAGTCTTGTCCTCATTTTCAGGGAAACCTTTAACATATTTATATTCATCCCAAGTCTCCACAGTGATTAAGTACTCTGTTTTAGGAATAATATTAGATGAAAATTCATTTGTTTCATAATTAAAGATTTCAGTTCCACTCTCATCAGTGAAACTCTCATTATGTAAAAGTACAGACTTTTGGGTGGATGGATCTAAATTGTAAATGTTTACTTCTTTAATATTCTTTAAATGTACCTGGAAGTGGATGGTGTAGTGTTTGCTTTGATTTTGTTCTTTCCAAATAAGTATTGGACGATTAAGTGTTCTACTTAAATCTAACTTGTTTAAACCCATTCTTAAATGATTATAAGAATCATTCATCACATTATTAACCCGGTAATGATTACTAGTCTTACAACGATCCAAGAATGATGGGTATTGGTGTAATAATTTATCTATTTGCGGTATTCTCATAAATCACCTATTATTTTATTGTTAATGTAATATTTCCAGTAGTAGCAACTTCCTCATCAGTGATGTTCCCATAGTAATCAGTATCAGAACTAGCTAGAAAAGATTTAGGAATCTTAAATTCTATGTTTTTAACTATATTGTTTCCTTGTAGGTCTAATTGTTTGTTGATGAAAGTAGTGCATTGTGATGGTATGAAATTTTCACCTATCATTAATCCTGGATAGTCTATTGTTTCTAATTGGTAGGTTCCATCACCAAGTTCTACAAATTCTAGTGCATCTCCACCATCAATGTAGATTCTTATAAGGTTTTCAATAATATTCTTAATCTCCACCTTCTCACTAGATGTATATTCTGTTGGATTATCTATACTTACATTCACTCCAAGGTTTAAATCTATAAGTTTTTCTTGTGCTGCTACTACGGTTAAGTCTTCATCAGCATTACACACATTAGTTATTAAACCATTATAAACCTTAGTGATTAAGTAGTTGGTTCCAGGATCTATTATGATTTTTATGGTTCCTGCCCCATCCCATTCAGGTATGAAATCATATGCAAGTAAACCCGGCACACTATCTAAATAATCAAGGTATGAGTCTATTGTTCCACGTTTTAATGTGTATGTCCAATTAAGTATCCGTGACCTATAATCTTCATCACTTTCAACTGCTTTACCACCAGTACTTACTGTAGTGTTTCTAACAGTTACTGGGGTGGTGGATGGAAGGTTAGATGATATGTGTTGTATTTCCCCTATTCCCACCTTGGCAATTGCATCAGTTTCTAGACTTAATGCTGAGGTTAAAACATAATTACTCCCTGCTAAGATAACTGCATCTTCTGGAGTGTAATATGCTTTACTCATATTACCCGATTTAGTTGTTATGATGGTTTCAGATGGTATGGTGATATTAGTATTTGATGGGTTTTTAATTTCAAAGAGGACTTCAATAAGGTATGGTGTGGCAGGTCTTCGATAAATTCCAAGGATATTTCCAAGATTATCCAAATCAGATCCATTAGCAGAGTCTACACTTAGTGCATTATAAATTAAACCCATATCCTTGTATGCTGTTTCTAATGTTTTATTATGGACACTTGCCTGCATTATATAATTACTTTCAATATCTTCACGATTATGGATATAATTTAGGAATTGTGAATCATCTGATAATAATCCTTGAGAGTATGCATCTTTAAGGTAAGCATAAAACAATTCACGGTATTCTTTTTTACGGAAATTCACATCTTCACTCATACATCCTCCTCGTAATTGTAACATTCATATTGATTATTATTCTTGTATAATGCTAAGTCGCATTCATTTGTTTGCTCGTATTTACAATGTACGCAGTATTCTGCGTAAACTGATTGGTATTGGTATTTTTCTTGTGTTTTAAACATAAAAATAATCTTAACTCCTTTTTCTTATGTTACTGTCACTGTAATATTTTGACTTGTACTTCCAATATAAGATTTAGCTTCATAATCTGCTTTAAAAACACAAGCCCCCGTACTTGTTGTTGTGTATGTGAAACTTGCAAGTCCAGAAGTATCGGTTTTACTAGTACCTATTAAGGTATCATCTTTATAAAAATTAACACTAGCATTACTTATAAAATCTCCATTTAAATCTTTTAAAGTTCCAGTTAAAACAAGATTTGATCCAGAACTTATACTAGTATTATCCACACTTAAAGTTAAAGTACTTGTTTTTAATCTTTCAGGATGATTAGGACTACTACGATTATTTGTTGGAATACAATCATTTAATGTAGAATAATAATCCGTACTTGTAGGTGTACTTGTATTCCAATAAGTATTATCAATAACAGTACCAGTAAGTTCATTATAAATATATGAACCAATAAGTGTGAGTAAATCATTATTATTTAAAGTATTAGCCCCACAATTATAAATTGTCCCTCCAAGACTAGTTGCACTATTACCTGTGAAAGTAGAATCATTAATAATATTACCTGTATACTTATTATAAATCCCCCCACCATTACTTTTACTTGTATTATCTGTGAAAGTACAAGATGAAATCGTGTTTCCATCATAACCAGCACTAGCACCATAATTATATACACCTCCACCATCACCATTACTTATATTACTAGTAAAAGTACTGTTACTTATAGTATTCCCCATATGATTATAAACAGCACCACCAGTACTAATCGCATTATTACCAGTAAATGTACAATTAGTAACTGTGCCCACTGACATATTATAAACAGCACCACCATGACGATTTGAAAGATTATTAGTGAAATTATTATTCTTAACACTATTACTCTTCCCACGATTATAAACTGCTCCTCCATCCATATTTGATGAATTATTAATAAAACTACAATCACTTATAATACTACTGTCACCATTAAGATAAATAGCACCACCATATTTAGCTGAATTATTAATAAAACTACAATTACTCGCATTAAAACTACGAAGATAAACAGCACCACCTTGACTTCCAATATTATTAATAAAACTACAATCAATCAAAGTATTACCCGTAGTATAACTATCAATCGCACCAGAATTACCACCATTACTATTACCATTAATAAAACTAAGACCTTTAACAGTCATAGAATTAGGATAATTCATAGTCCAACCACTTCTCCGAACTGTTTCACCATCAAAAAAAGTACTAGGCTCACCAATAATCGTAACACTCTTACCTATCTTAAAATCACAATTATCCACACCTTTATAAACACCACTCATCACAACAATACTTTGACCTTTACTTGCACTAGTCACAGCTTTAGATAAAGTTAAAAAAGGACTTAAAGGACTTAAACCATCATTAGAATCCTTACCCCAAACACTACTAACATAATAATCACCAACAAGACCAGTAAGCAAATCCCTAATCAAAGTATGATAACTAGTAAAAGGAGTACTAGCCATATCAAAACCCAAACCCTCAAAACCTGTTTTCAAAGACAACTTCTCATTATTAAGCAAAACCAACTTATCACTCAAACTCATAAAACTCTTAAACTCCTAAAATACTATTCAATACTGTTTCAACATCACCAAATTTAGCATCCACTTCAGTTTTCGTATAATAAGAAGATAAATCAATACTACTCACCTTAGTATCAACTTCAGTTTTCGTATAATAAGATGATAAATCAATACTACTAACTTTTGTATCTACTTCCGCCTTAGTATAAACATCAGTAGAGTTTGCTTTCATATTAACAGTTTCAACACTAGCATAAGGTGATAAGGTTGTTTGTAAATCAGTAATATCACCTGAAACATGAGTATGAGTAGTGTTTGCTTTATTATTAAATAATATATCAGTTTCAGTTTTACTATAAGTAGTGCTAACATTAGCCTTAGTATTTAGAGAAGTATCAACTTCACTTTTAGTATAAACATCACTAATATTAGCCTTAGTACTTAATGCAGTATCAACTTCACTTTTAGTATAAACATTACCTGTATTTGCTTTATTACTTAATGCAGTATCAATTGCAGTTTTATTATAATAATCAGTTAAATCAGTTTTACTACTCCCAATTTTCTCATACTTACCAGTTTCTGTAATGTATAAATATTCCTCATAAACATTTATATCCTCACCAGTAATTGGAACAAGATAGATTGTCCCATTATCACCATTTACAGGTAAATCACTAAAAGAACTTACAATACTTCTCTTTATTTCAATAACACCAGTATCACCTTTCTCACCTTGAGGACCAATACTCCCAATATCACCTTTTTCCCCCTTAAGACTAGCTAACTGTTCAGTTGTGAAATCAGAATACTTAAAAGCATCACCCTTAACCCCTTGCACTCCTTGAATACCCTGAATACCTTGTTCACCTTTAAGAGAATCAGTATAAGTATAATTGGTTTCACCTTCAACGCGAAAACCTATACGATGATTCACATTATCAATAATATACTCAATACTCCTACCTGTAATCTCCTTTTTCTCCTCATCACTTAAAGCAGAGTATAAGAGTTTCACTATTCCTAAATTAACATTCTGTTCTACCATTACCCTTTAATCTCCATAATCAAATTACCATTATCATTTAAATATATATTATTAAAACTTAACTTCCCAGGATCATATGTCATAATCAACTCACCCTCACTATTTAATTTAAAATCAGGATGATAATAATCATCATCATAAGTATAAATTAATTCCCCATCTACAATTTTCAAACTAAAAAATAAATACAATACCCTCAAAGTATTACTAATACATGGTTTAAAACTAGAACTACCATTATAACTTACATAAATATTATCTTCATCAATGCTCTTGTTTGGAATATATAAATATGTTACAGATCCAGTATTGTTTGTAAGTTTAGTATCCTCATCCAAACCCATAATGGAATTTAAAGTTAATAACTCCTTACTCACTCCCCTGTTCCTACTATCCTTTAGTAAGGCTTGAATCATGACTCCTTCATTGGATCTTATAATTAATATATTATTATTTGTTAAATCCCGAATCCTACAAGTAGTAGCATACTTCTCATCTTTACCAGAACCAAGATTAACCTCACCGGAGGCATGTTCATCATCTAAACCAATCACATGAAAGAAAACATTATAAGCATAAGGATTAAACTCATCTTCACTTACCACTACTTCCACAATTTCCATTACTCTTCGAATATTTTTTAAAACTTTCTTAATGTACTCTTCAATCTTAAACTTCACCAACTCAGACTTATTAGTTTTTAATAATTCATAAGCAGGATCACCAAATTCGGAGTATGTTTCATTCCCATACTTATCACCAATCTCATTATAACCAGTAAGCACTGCTATCACGCAAGCATTAAATAAGGTATCTTCGCCTGAAGTGATGGTGTAATCATCATTCTCCATAATTAAATCCCAATGATTAAAATCATGAATATGGCCTTCTGGAGAGGATTGTATTTCTATATCATAACCTAAAGCACTTAGATTTTCAGATTTCCCATTACCACTCATTAACTTAAACTTATTCCCCATTATTTAATATTTTTAAATTGTTTTCTAATTCACTTACTCTTTTTTTTAAATCCCCAATTATAAAACTTAAAGATTCACTATTAATCTCATCATTATTTTCTGATTTTAATTTTAAACTCCCAATATTATCTAAAGAATCCTTAAGCTCCTCTTTTTTTGCAAAAATCTTAACTAAATCATCAGTAGATTGAATCCTATTACCATTCAAATATAAATTCTCACTACTAATATTCACCTCGGATTGTTTCACACTGATTTTACTATTATCATTAGAAACCAAATACTCTCCAACACTAGCATTGCTTTTAATAAGAGATGAATCCTTACTAATAAACCCTAAACATAAATACTCAGATTTATTCAAACTATCCTTAATATTCAATACTGCAGCAATATGCTCATTAAAAGGAATTATGGAATATTCATTATCATTTTCCACATCAGTACTTATGCTTCCTGATGGTGTGAAACTAATTGTTGCTTCCCCTGAAACTGCCAAGTTATGGAGCATCACACATCGTACTACTTTTCCAGTATCATCTAATTCCACACTAACCTTATCAGTTTGAGGATAAAAACGCACTACTTTTCCAGTGCGAATTTTTAAGTTTTCATTTTTACTTTTCACTTCTTTTGCAGTAACCTTACCACCAATCGTATTAATAACATTATTTAATGCTATAGGTCCTCTTCCAGGTGTTAGTACTACATCTTGTGCTTTCTTAACCATAATATTTTATCCTGTACTGCTTGTTGATGAAGTTGAAGAATTAGTGGAGTCTGTACTGTTTGTACTTGTTCCATCATCACTTGTTCCTACTTCACAACTAGAATCTGTACTACTATCCTTTGTTTTGCTTGGATCATTACTTTCTCCTGAGCTTAGTGATGGTGGGTAATCTTGCAATGTTAAACTTGTTAACCATTTTCCATCATCATCTATTTCATGTGATGCCTTGGTGATGTACATGTAATCATGGATTTTATAATCTGGAATATAACAGTATGCCCATTTTCCTTGTTTCCATTTACTGGATCCAATGACTTTACATTCTAAAATATGACCATTGTCACGTTTTGCTTTGTAAAATTCTTTTTTAGCAAACTTGTAAGCATCTGTGAAATTACTTATTAAATCTTCTTTTACAGTTTCAGTATTTGTAGATTCAGTTTCATTAGTTTCACTGGAATTAGTATTTGAAGAATTGTTTGTAGGTGTAGTGCTTGTAGTGTTTGAACTAGTAGTTTTTGTACTATTTTTTTTAGTACTTTTTGCGGATTGTGCTCTTTTACTTACTTTTCGTGCTTGAAGAGATCCACGTTTAATGACTTTTTTTAAATGTCCAGATTTATCTCGTAGAATATAATTACCATTACTTTCTCGAGTATAATAGTTTGTGGACTTTCCTGCCTTAATCTTTTTTACCATTTAAATAAAAAAATTTTTCCCTCCATAATTTTAATTTGTTGAAACACTTGAATCTGTTGTGTTTGATGTATCTGTACTTGTACTTTTATTAATATTTGTACTTTTTTCTGTTGCATCCTTTTCTAATATTTTTAATCCAAAACGATTTATTAAAAAATTATCAGTTAAAATTATAGTACCACCTAACCAATGAATAATAAAAGTATTATAAGTTTCTGGATTATAATCTGTAAGAGTTAAATTATCACTAGTTAAATTCACTCCTTCACGAATCCATAAATCTGATTTTTCAGGTTCTGGAATCTTATTTATGAAAACTTTATCACCTTCCACTCTACATTCAATTTCACCATCAAGTGGCGCTATAAGATCCAGAATCATCTCCCAATAGGTACATGTAGTATTAGAATCACTTGTATCAGATTCATCTTTTGTATTTGCATCTGCACTTATAAGTTTGAATCTTCCACTACCACTTTTTTCAGTTCCGCAGAATCCACAATAATCACTATCACATTTGCTGCAGGTAATTTCTCCTTCTTTAACCCCTTTTGGATTATTTTCCAAAGTACCTGGATACTTAGAATTACAAGTAGTACTAGTACATAAGTTTTTCCAAGTCTTAGTATACTGTTTATAACCAGCATAATCGCTTTGATTTTTACAATAACCACAAGAAGGGTACATATTAACTGTAATTGTATCATTTGCCATAATAAAAAAAAATCCTATAATGTATATAAAGTAAAAATATTTGAAATTAAAATAAAATTGATAAAAAGAGTTTTTTTTAAAAAAAATTAAATTGTAGAATTAGAATAAAAAAAAGGGAGTAAAAAAATTAATATTTTTTTAATATTACCTTACATATATTAAAAAAATTTCTAATTTCTACAATTTATAAAAAAAATACAATTTTTTATTAAAAGGCAATTTTTTCGTGTTGAACATTTTATGGTTTTAGGTGGACTAGTAAAATTAAATACTAAAATCCACCATAGGATATTAAAGAAAATTTTTTTAATAAAAGATATTTATATTGTTCTTTTAAATAAAAAATTGTGTATTGGTTAATGATTAATATTTTAACTTAATATTTTTAGGTTTTCCCCCATTTTTAATGTATTTATAAATTCTTTAAATATTTTTAAGGTTTTAAACTTATTTATTTTTTTCACCATTTCTAAACATTTTCGAAATGTTCTATTTACTTATAGTTGATGTAGGTGTAACTGTTAATTTACACCACTTTATTAAGTTTTATTTTAGGTAAATTTTTAATAATTTTCTACTATAATTATTTTCATTAATAATTCTGAATTTATTTTTTTGATTATAAAGTTTTGGAAAATTTTTTTTTAATGGTTTTTTAAGATTTGGTGAAAAATATTAACTTTGTCGTTATACACAGATTTAACGAACAAAATTAATAATAAACCAAATAAAAAGTATTACAAAAGTTTATAAAAATTAAAACAATAAACCAATGAAAATACTTAACAAATCAACCATTACTACTATAAGGACAACTACTATAAGCAGGATAACTAGAACTTGTACCACCAGACTCCCTGCAAACATGCTCACCAGAACGAGAACTAATAACATGGAAATTAGTACTAGTATAAGACCTATACTTATCAGCACAATCATCCCAAGAACCATTCCTATACAACTGAATAGTATGATGAGAACCACTACTTGCATATGGAGAATGATAACAAATATCTCGTGCCTTAATACCCACCTTGAAATTAAAAATATAATACAATGCTGCTGTTAGACTATAACAATCTGCACCAGTACCATTATTAAGTTTAGTATAAGCCTCCTTAGGATCATGAGTACTTGTTCCATGATCGTATGGTACTTTCTTAGCCCAATCCCATGCCTCTTGTTCTGTCATACTTCCATCACCTTGAGCATCACCACTATCCTTATTGCTTGATGAGGATACACTTGTCCAACTAATCACCTCATCAGTTAAATCTGTGAAATCCACTACAGGTATTAAACCAGCAGTCATAATCACTTCATCAAGGATTTGTGAACGTAACATTTCAGTATACGTTAATTTATCACTTTTAGCTAGTAACTTATCATAAGCTCCCAGTGTTAATTCAGATCCCTCTAAAGTAAATTGACTATCACATATAAAACCATGCAAGGAATGAGTATATCCAGTACTAGCTTCCTCATATTCCTCATCAATAGTTTCATTAATAAGTTTTTTCATCATTTCTTTACTTTTTTTAAGTGACTGATTTAATGTAATTGTTATTCCAGTAGGAGTACTTGATTCCTCACTAGTTGAATCTGTACTAGAATTATCAGTACTTGTCTCAGTTGAACTTGAAGATTCAGAACTTAGAGTACTAGATGAACTAGTAGTAGATTTATTACTTGATGATTTCTTTTTACTGCTTGTTTTACTATTAGCCCTTTTACTAACCTTCTTAGCTTGAAGAGAACCCTTTTTTACAACCTTTATAATTTGGCCAGATTTCTTCCTAAGAATATAATTACCATTAGATTCTCTAGTATAATAATTACTTGATTTTCCAGCTTTAATCTTCTTAACCATTATCTAAAATAATACACCTCTTAATATTTTTTTAAATTATTTTACTGATTAATTATAAATAACATTTACTTATTAAATATAGTTTAACCAAGAGCATTTGAAAAATAATCATTAAATATTTAATTATTTAAACTTGTATTAGTACTAGTTGTACTAGATTCTGTTTCATTTTTTTTATTTTCATTATATGCTTTCTCTTGTGATGCCCATTTTTGTTTATATAATTTTGTAATCCTTGCAGTAACATTAAATGTAATGTCTGCTTTGATTTTTTTTAAGTCTTTATCATTGCTTGGTAGGTTTTCACCAAATTGTAACCAGCCTAGTTTCAATAGGACTTGCACTCCTTTATAAATATAGTTTAAATCTTCATCTGTGAATATATAAGAATCTACTTTAGATTCACTTGTACCCTCAGTGTAATCTGTATCATAAGTGTAAGTGTAATTAAATGGATAGTAAGATGTGCTTAAGATTTTTCCTTGATGATAAGTTAAATTATCTTCATCTGTACTAGTTGTTTCACTTTCATCTTCATTAGTGGTGGTTTCTGTTTCACTTGTCTTATCCTGGTCTTCTGGTGTGGAAGTGTAAGGTGTGAAGTTTTCCATATCAGTTTCATAAACTTCAAGAATTCCTATTTTATTTGATCCTTGATTAGGTCTTAAAAACTTTAAATCTAAAGGATCCTTCTGAACCTTAATATTAGTGGATAAATCTTCACTATAAACAGATTTATCTTTAATAAGTCCATTTTCAGTTGTATATGTACCATTTTCAGTTTTTAATAGTTTTATTATCTTAGTTAATTGAGTGTTGGAATCACTCTTTTTTCCTGAAGCTATGGCAGCTATAGTATTTACACCATAAGATTTAACATCACCTAAATCTAATGTTTCAGTTTTACTAGAACTAGAAGAATCTTTAGTTTTAGTAAGTTTTTTATCTAAAACTTTTTTCTTATCAATGTTTTCCTGATTTAAAACCCTTTTTATATTATAAGTACCATTTACAGGTTTAACAGTATTTATATAATCATGAGTCATAATATTTTTACATTTTTTTTAGATTTCAACTTTCACTTCTGGAATCTCTTTAACACTAATACTTAAACTAATATTTCCTGGACTTGACTTATTATGTGTTTTACTAATCTTCACTTCAGCTGTAAACATTCCCATATACTTAGAAACTACTTTACAAGGATTATTATTAATATAAGCAAACACTTTATCATACATATCAGGTCTGGTTGGATCTATATTTAAATCTGAAGTAAAAGTGTATTCACATGGAACATATGCACCTTTACTTATAAATGTAGTTCCTCCGAGGATATTTGTCCGGTTAAATTCTCTTCGACTATATGACTCGGTTGGTGTGATTTCATGAGCATAGAATAAGAATCCATTAATCTCAACATTTTCTTCATGAAGATAATCATCCATTAATTTAATACTCTCCCTCCCATCTTTTTTAGTTTTTAGAACTTGGTGATGTGTTTCCCCATTGTTCAAGTGCACTTATTACAACTTTTTCAGCTTCCCTTTGTGTCATATTCCTTGCATCAATTGGTACGGCACCTTTACTTAAATGAACATGTTTTTGCACAATTTGTGTCCCGCCAATAGTTTTTACACCACCAGCTGCAAGGTTTACTGCTTGTGTTTTAAGTTTTAATTGATTCTGCAAATGCTTTTGATAATCACTTAAAGTTTCTGGTGAATTTGATTTATATTCTAAGGCTGTTTTTAATTTTAGTTTTGGTATTCCAAATCCATGTTTAATACTTTCTGCAAAACTTTTACTCTTTATTTCTGCAGCACTATTACTTTCACTTATTCTTAAGGGTATGTCTGCAAATTCTTTTGCTATACTTCTTTGAATAATACCTGGAGAGGCTATATGTAGGGCTCCCATTACTGCATTTACAATATCAGATCCAAAACTTGTTGCAGCTGATACTGCACTTGAAACTGAATCATGAATTTTTTGTCCAATTTTTATAAATTCATTATAAACTTTACCAGGTAATGTTTTAACCCAATTTATTACACCATTTACTGCACTCATACCGACTTGCCCAGCATTAATTAATGCTTGACTGGTAAAACTAGAGATTCTTGTAACTGTACTTGTAAACCATTGCCCAATTTTAATAGGTAATTGTTTTATCCAATTAATCACACCGTTTACAATGTTCATTCCAATTTTCATTGCTTGTATTTTACTTTTTGTATCAAATTGTAAAATTTTTTGTATGGTTTTAAGTAATGTATTCCATAACTTACCAGGTAAGGTTTTAATATTATTTATTATTCCATTAAGAAAATCATGTCCTGCTTTCATTGCATATGTTTTCATCTTTGAGGTGAATTGTTGAATCTTTTGTAAACTAGTGGTGATGAATTGTCCTATTTTTCCAGGTAGGCTAGCTAAATATTTTGGAAAGTTTGCAATCATCTCTCCAGCATCTTGCAGTGAGGATGCTATATTTCCAAATGCTCCACGTAACCAGTTTATAGTACCGGCAAGACTTGTTATAACTCCTGCTATTACTTGGATTATTGTTGCGAGTACTTGTATTGCACTTGCAAAAGTATGTATTACTACTACTGCTCCTTTTAATGCTAAAACTAATACTTGTACCATTATACTTGCAATATTACTTGCACCAGAACCACCAGTACTTTTTCCTGTAATAGCACTGAATAATTGTCCAAAAGCATTAACAATTTGACTTATCGCAGGTTGTAATTGATTCCAAGCTTGACCTACCGCCTGGAAAGCTTGTCTAAGAGATGCGAACAATTCTTGACCAGAATCACTATTTGCAAAAGTATCCCATTGATCCAGGAAACTAGCTAGAACACTATTAATAAAACTAAATCCTGCTTGAAATGCCTGACTAATACTATTTATTAAGGGTTGTAATTTCCCAAAACTATTAATCAAATTTTGAACTGGGTCACTACTACCCATATATCCAAAGACTTCACTAAAAACAGTATTGACAACTGTTCCTACTGTTGTTATTATGTTTTTTAGTGTTTGAAAACCACTTTGTAAAGTTTTAATTACTCCTTGAACTGCCGATGAACCTGTAAAAGCAGACCATAATCTTTGCAAACCAGACTTTATAGAATCTATCATGGAACCTACATCACTCCACCATCCAAAGGCTTTTCCTAGTTCATAAACTGACACTACAACTATTGCTATTATGGCAACTATTGCAAGTAATGGTCCAAGTGTAGCCATTATACCAGAACCAAAAACACCAGCACTAGCACCTGCACCTGCAAGAGCTTCACCTTCAGCACCAACAGTTCCAACAGCTTCCATACCTCCAGCAGCCAATGCTGATTCTGCACCTTTTAAACCATTTTTAGCAGTATTATTTTTTAGTACTGATGAAGTGTTCTTTTCTATCTGTGAGGTTTCACCTTCAAGTGAACCTAAATTAGTAGATGCACCTTGTGCTTTTGTAACGGGTACTGTGTTTGCATGACTAGAAGCACTATTTAACTCTGTATCAGTTAAATCTAAAACATCATCCACATTCCCAGTCACACCTGCAGTAGCATTACTTTCAGATAAAGCCTGATTACTTGCAATTAGTGCTTCATTCTCACCAATAAGTGAAGTATTAACACTTGATGTGGATTTCTTTATTGTGTTTAAAGCTTCAAAACTAGTACCAAGTTCAGCATTACTTGAAACTAAACCAAGATTACTAGTTGTTAATTCTTTATTACTTAAAGAAACTTCACTATTACTTTTAATTTCTGAATCTTTCGATGCTTTCTGTGATAATTTATCCACACCTGTAACCTTAGATTTAACAGCATCACCAACAGCACCAAAAGCTTTTAAAGCTTGAAAAATACTTTCAACACCTTTAACAAGAACAGTAACTTGACCTAAACCAGTGATTAATATGTCAAGACCTGATGCTGCAATAAGGAAACTTTTAAATAAGGTTTTACCAGACCATTTATTTAATCCAACTAAACCTGTAGCAACACTATTAATTACCGGAAGAATGCTTTTACCAATCTCACCACCAGCACTACTGAAAGCCTTATTTAACTTTTTAATACCACCAGTAGTAGTATTCATTAAAGCATCAGTATCACCCATAGCCTTAGTTAAAGCATTCATATAACCAGTTACATCATCTTCCTGACCACTCCAACCATTCTCTTTAAGGACTTCTTGACTAAAACCATACCTTTTAAGGAATTGAGAAGAAGAATTCAAACCATTACTAATCTTAGTCATAGCAGTATAAGCAATATCACTACTACCAGTCATAGCAGTCATATAAGACCCAAACTGTGCAAACTGAGGAACAACAGATTCTAACTCTGATCCACTAAGACCAGTCTCAGCACTAAAACTCTTCAAAGCAGGCACTAACTGATTCATACTAACCAAAGACTGATTAGTAGCCTCATCAATAGTATCAAATAAACTATTTACTCCATCTTCAGTATCAGCCATACCAGAGAGAAGAACCTTATTAACTTCCTTAGTCTCAGCATTACCAACAATTAAATCAGATAAACTTTTACCAGCAAGAACACCAACAGTACTAGCTAAGATACCATTTAATGTACCGAAAGATGAAGCTGCCTCACTAATCTTACTAGTAATACTATTACCACTAACATTAGCATTAGAACCTAAATTATTAATCTCATTACTAATACCAGAGGCAACACTACTAACATTATCAACACCCTCAAAAAGGATCATTACATCTTCACTACTAGGCACGACTATTCACTTCACTTTGCATCTTATGAATCTCTTCAGCTTCACGTTTCTCAAAAACTAATTGCTGATGATACTTAAAAATTAAAAATTTAATATCAGGATTAAACTTACTCCGTATAACCTCACTAACAGGTATATTTAAATGTTTACTAACCCTGAAATAAACTTCACCTTGCCAACTATTAGCTATCTGGAAAAAGTTTCTCATTAAATTCATCAGTAAGGCCAAGAATCTTCTCAACCTGCAAAAATAAAGAAACCTTAGCATTAAAAGGGAAACTATTCTCCCAGAAATCCTTACGCTTACTAATATCCCCATTAAAATCTGGTGGAGTGACCTGATAAGCTAATAACTCATTAATAATATCAGCTTTCTGTTCAATCCGACTATTAACAATTTTTTCATTAATACTTTTTAAAATATCAGACTCTTCCTTACTAATAGCTTCTCCTCGGGCATTCTTCTCATAAATTCTTCTCTGATTAGGTTTTAAATCCTTAAATAAATCTATATGATTTTCACTAAACCTTAAAGCACGACTATCATTTAAAGGTAAAATTTTAAAATATAAATCCTTATACTCCTCCCCATATACGGGTAGGCGCATATGAAGAGTGGTGCCTCCATTATCATAATCTAAAATCCTTAATAATTCCCGCTCAGTAGTTAAATTCTCCTCAAAACGTTTATAAGATTTAACAGTTTCCACAGGTTCATACTTCTTTATTGCAGGACGATACCTTTTTAATACTTTCCGTAAATCCTTATATTCATTTTTACTTAAAGTTTCACCATTCTCCACCCTTTCAACTAATTCCTGTAAATGAGGGTTTAAGATGTCTTTTGGTAATTCTTTTATATCCTCAGGTAAGATTTCCTGATTATAGAAAGTATTCACATCTAATTCTTGATTATTCTTCTTTTTACTCATAAAAAAAAATTTATTTAACTCCTACTTTTTTTTATTTATTTGTTAAGTTCTGTGCACTTAATGCACTTCCTTTTATTGTTCTTTTAATTCCTGAACTGAAATCTCTACCAGTTTCAGTTATAATACATCCTAAGAATTTTTCTTTAGCCTCCCAAATCCCTTCATCATTTTCAGCATAACCTGTGATTGCTAATCCTTTTTTATCAGTTACTTGCTCCTCAAAACGGGTGTCGAACCAATCATAATCCATTGGTTCTGTGATTTCCCATTCATAAGTCCTATTAGATAAGATCCAATCATAGTAATCATAGTTACTGCAATCTTCTTTTCCATCTGCTTTGATTTTCTTTGTGAATTTAAATCCTTTACAAATTATTTTACCTATACCTTCACATTGTACTTCTACAAGGTCATAGGATGATGGTGATTCTTGACTAGTGTCTGTTGTAACCATACCTTAAAAAAATTTCCCTCCCTTTTTAGTTTGTGTTTGCATTTTTACTTAATTCATCTGATACTTTAGCTTCTGGATAACCAATATATGCACTAATTAAAATAGCTTGTGTACTGTTAACTGGTGTAATATTAGCTTTCAAGTATAATTTATAAGGATCCTCAAATGCTTCTGTAATCTCCACTCCATAATCATTTTGAATATAACCTGATTTGTATTCGGAGTCTAGGTAGGATTCACAATCACTTTTCACATAACGAATATTTGTTTTAGTTTCATTACGTTTTAATTGTAAGGATACAATTTTTACTAATTGTCTGAGTTGATGGTCTGCATTTCTACGTGCATGTAGGAGTGCATCGTTGGGACGGTCTATATCATCATTTGCATAAGCTGTACTTGTTGCTAAAGTGATACATGGACGTATTGGTTCCAGGAATTCCTCGTCACGGTTAAAAATTATTCCTGCTTCACATAATGCATCTTCTTCTTCTGGTGTGCGCTCAATGAAGTATTCTGTTGCACCATCACTGCTTGCAGGTTCAATTGTACGATAGTAATTGTATCCTGGTTCCTCATAGTAAGGAGTTAAACAGATTCTTGCAATGGTTCTTCCAAAGTATTTATTTTCTACAATATTAATTCTACTGTTTCTTATAATATTACTTAAATCATAAGCACCATCTTCTTTTAAAGTTCCCATTGTCATATTTATCAAATCTTGATCTGTTTTACCTGGTGGTGCTTGAAAGTATGCTATTTGTAATCTGCACTTTTCCCTTTGATCTTTTAAGTATTGGCTGGTTGCTTGGATAAAACTATAATTAAAACCTAAATATTCATTATCATTTGTTTTAAATCCAATAATCCCTATTACTTGGATTTCTGGTTTTAATACACATAATTCTAGTGCCTGATGGTATAATTCATTTGTAGGATTAGTGCCTAAATCTATTGTATAACAATAACTTACTCCACGATCAGTGACTGTGGTTTTTGCAGATTCTATGAAAAAATCTTTAACAACCTGTAATAATGGATTAGTATTAATATTAGAATCTAATCCTAATCCTCCAGCTTCTACTGTTTTTGCTGCTTTCGCATATTTTATATACTTTTTAATACTTTCCTTACCTATACTATTGGGACTGGGATTGTTACTGGGACCTATAAATATTGCTATTTCACTTCCAGATCCATCAAGTAAGGGGTTAGTGTCTTCTTCACCTAAACTAATATATGGTGATACTTTTTTAATTGGCATGAAAAAATCTTTAAACACTCCTTATTAATTATTTTCCACCCTTTTTCAGGTAATCTTCTATCATTTTACTTAAATCCTCCATTGTATATTCTAATCGTGATGGTATTCCTAAATTTTCATTCTCAACTTCATTTAAGTATTTATTATATAAATTATTAGAGCTTAATACTCCTACTATTACAGGTTTTGATTCTTTCAATTTAGATACTATACTTAATAAGGATTCTTTTTCTTTAATCTTCGGTTTTGATTTTGCTTTTGTCTCATTCATAATATACTATTAAAATTTTATACTCTCATTAAATTTTTATTCTATTTTTATTTCACTTGCCTCATATCCTCCTTTATTATAAATAGAGTAATATGTCATTTTCATTTTCAGTATTGTTTGAAGTATTACAGGATTTAAATCATAACTATCTTGATCGTATTCACCATAAATTCTCACTGAACCATTCTTTATATGATTTTTCTTAAAAATTGATTCATAATTATACTTTTTAGGATTAGGACATTGACCTTTAATTGATAGGCTTGAAATATTATTTAAAACTTCACATTCCCTATTTAGTGTTTCACAAATTAAAGTGTCATTATTATAATTTGTACAGTAAGTGTAATGGAAACATAAGGCTTTATTAAGTTCTAATTTAATCTGCTCTTTAATTAATTGTCTTTGCTTTTCATTATTTGTCCAAATATGTATTCTTAAATTAAGATTCTCCTCAGAAATTATTACCTCTTGAGCATATAATTTATTAGGATTATCCTTATCATATAATGGATGATTAAGATTTAATGGTAATAAACAATTATAGGAGTATCTTTCACTTACAGGATTAGTGGAAGTAGTATCTAAACTTATAGAAGGCGTAGTGTCTTTAAATCGTTTAGATACAATGACTGGTACGATTTCATCCATAATTTTAATTTTATCCTTTAATATTTCAAGGATAGTGTGTTCACAAATATTCATAAAAAAAAATTTTAATTATTTTATTCCTTTACTTTTTAGTGCATTAGTTAATATTCCATTAGTATTTAAATTACTCACCACACGATCTATAAAAGGATTTGCAGGCATCTTATATGTCCCATAGTTAACATAAACCCAATAAGGAGCAGAGCATGTGATTTCTTTTACTAAATCACCACTAGTATTACTTGTAATACTTGACTGTAACCTACCAGTATCTACAGGTACTTCTAATTCCAGATTGGCTTTAGCTTGACTTGTTAATTCATTTAAGGCTTGATTTATCACTTCATCATACTTAAGTCCTAATTTCTCCTCTAAACTATCCTGAATTCGAACTTCAATTTTCAAAATTAAACCCCTCCATCATTTAATATTCTATTTTATTGTTGGTATTCTCTCCTTTTCAAGAATAACTTTAATATGAGGAATTAAATGATTATTCCATACTGGAGTCCCCCTAACACTATAAGTTGAATCTTCACCTTTAAACCTCAAAATAGTGTAAGGACCAACCTTAGAAGTATAGGGTAAGTATGCTTTATAAGTATCAGTTAAAACTTCTCCAAAGATTCTTTTACTATCACCTGGGATTTAAACTTTGAAAATCAATCTTTAAAGTTTCAATTAACTTATACTCTTTTATTGCCTCACCAGTATATGAATCAATTTTACTTGTAAAGTAAGGCTCCCATAATTCTACTGTTTTGTTTGGAAAAAAAATCAAAAAACTAAACCCTCCCAGAATATTTTTTTTATTTTATTATACTAATCTTATTCGACCATTATTTAATTGATTAATTAATAAATCATAATTACTTTTTAAACGTAAACTTGTACTATTAGTATTATTATAAGTTAAACTTAAATCTCCCTCTTTAATGGAACTTATCATATCACTTTTATCTCCTAAATTATAAAGTATCCGATCATAAATTATTGATTCACATAATTTCATTAAGGATTCATCTAAAATGGATGTATAAATGATTTCAAGCACATTACCACTTAAAACTCGCCTCCAATGAATAATACCATTACCAGAATCAAGGAGGTAATCCTCACTACCTAAACTTTGATTATCAATTTTTATACTAATTAATTGTTTAACTGGATAATCTGGTAATAGGTAATTTACTTGATTGAATTTCTTATTATCTATATCAGTGATTTTATGTGTTTTCTCACTTAATGATACTCCACTTTCACCTTCTAAGATTTTAATTTCTAAATTATATAATGATTCTAATTCAGTATCATTAATAGAAATTATTAGTCCATAGGATTTTAAATATTCCTTTAAAAGTTTTAAATCCAATTAAATTCACCCCCCCATAACTTTGTTTATTTAAATTTTTTAGGTTTTAACTAGATTTAAATTTAAAACTTCACTTTCACTATCCACTATTAAATCATCATAAGTAGCTGCAGTAAAGGTTTCTGGTATGACTGGAAGTGTAACCTTATAAGTACCATACTCAACATTACTAATAGTGCATCCACCTTGAGAACCAGTTAAAATTGAATTATAAGTCTTATTTGAATCACTTGTATTTGTTAATAATACTTTAACTCCTGCAACTGCTAAATCATTATTATCTTTAACTGTAATATTTACCGTGCTTTTACTCTCAGCACCATTATCCGCATCAGGGAGTTATATCAGAACCAATATTTTTAATATAACCATTCTTATACCCTGCACGATTATAAAAAGTAAACCAAGTGAATAATACTTTACTTGTACTTAATTTAGTTTTTGCAAGATCAATTAAACTAATAGGTGCTAACTCTCTCATACGCACAGTATCATTATCAATAAATGCTAATTGCTCACCATTAACACTAGTATTAATGTTAGGATCTATAATGATTGGGATTTGATTACCATCAGGTGCATTATATGCAGTTGCACGAACACCAAAAGTTAATTCTAACTTCTCCAAATACCTATACTTATCACTTAAAATTTTATTTATTTGCCTACCAACACTTGCAGTTGTAATAATTGCTGAAGGATTACCTCCATTATCAATTACAGTTTGAGCTGCAATATCAATAGCATCTAAACTAATATTCTCACCTTTCATATTAGTAGTAGATTCTGAAGGTATTGTGTTAAAAAATCCTGTAAATTCATTACTATTACTAGTCTCATTCCCCTGTAAAAGGGTGATGTCTTTGGTTTGACTCATATCCAAAAATCCATCTTGAACCTCATCAGTGAAAATATCATAATCAGGCATACCTGCTTGTAGGAGGTCACTCATTTCAATTGGATAAACAAGTGTTTTCATTTTAGCTATTTCAGCTTTAAAACCTGCAGGGTCATGTGCTGGAATATCTGCACCTTCACTTATAAATGATGCAGAGGTTTTCTGCTCCTTAACCTTATAACCAACTTCATATGATTCTGCAGACTTAACTAAACCATTCTGCTCTAAATATGCAAGAAATGGTGCTTTATGAAATACTTTTTTCTGTAATTCCGGATCATATTCTACAGTTATCATATCATTAGCAGTGCTAGTAGTAGCCATTGCCTTTGCTAACTGTCTTATCTCTTCTTTACTTGCGAAATTTGTTTTTAATTCTTCTAAACTTGACATAACTTAAATCCATATATTAAATTTATTCTGTTTTTTGGATTTCCTTATAAACTCTTTGGAAAGGATTACTATTAGATTTCTCCTGAAAAACTTCATTTGTAATATCCTTAATATTCATCACTCTCTGATTAAAATTCCCAACCTTATGAGAATCATCATAATTTTCCACTTTAAAACTAGATTCTGGTCTTCTAGTATTACTTAGGTTTTTTAGGATTTCACCTTCCACCCTACTATAGACCTCTTTAAAGATATCCTCCTTAAAACCATCTAAGGATTCTTGAATATAAGTATTGAACTCTTCAGTTTCATAACTTGTAGAAAATTTATTATCTAAATCCTCTTTTAAGTTCTTTTTATATTCTTCTAATTCTAAATTTTTATTTTCAAAAGTTTTTTCTATATTCTCATATTCTAAACTTTTAAATGAATCTAATTCCTTATTTAAATTTTCATTTAAAGTTTTACTTAATTCTAATTTAGAATCCTTAATTAATTCTAAAACTTCATCTTTACTTATATTCTCATTCTCTGATTTAAATTCTTTAAATGTTTCACATAAAACATTCTTTAAATCTTTTTTACTTAATGATTTACCTTCATCTTCCATTCTATTATTATCCTCATTTTCAAGATTTTTACGTATTAATTTACAAGCTCCCTGTAAACATTTACTTTCAACAAAATCCACATTACTAGGTTTAACTGTACCATAAGTATCCCAATTTGCAGGAACAGGTGTTAGACTGATTTCTAATAATTTAATCTCATAAATTATCCATCCAATATAATCACCATCATCATTATAATTATCCATAAAATTAGTGATTACTCCACCTATACTTAAACCTAATTTCACACCTGCATCTAAAAGTTCCTTAACTTTAACAGCATATGAGGGGATAATATTGAAATTTATCATTAAAAGACTATCATCTGTTTCAACAACACTTAAAATATTACCAATAACATCCCCTATATCATAAAGGTGGTCTGCGTGAATGTTTAAAGTTTCTGCCTGTTTTTTCATACTACTAATACAGTCACGACTTATAATATCCCCTTCTAAATCAGGATTATTCGTACTAGCCACTCCTTCAAGTATTAGTGAACCATTTTTCTCAAATTTCACCTTTTCAACTAAAGATTTAGTTAAAGGTGAAGTGATTTTAAATTTTTTATCCTTAATCATAATTAACTTTTTACTAAAACCTCCACTACTTAATTTTTTATAATGGTTTATCACCCCAAACTACAGGGTTTTTACCATAACTATTTCTCACTTCATTAATTGTTAGACTTGCATTCTTAATTTGTATATCCTCAATTTGTGCTCTTTGTAATTTATCCTCAATATCTAAATCATTATACTGGAAAACCTCCTCAAATTCCCCATGACTTATAACACGTGTGAAAGCATCCTCAAAATTCTTACTTTTACCTTTTAATTCCTTTTTGAATTGTTTATCCTGAGTTGAAATTGAACCTGAACCAAGATTTGCAGTTTCAATAATTGACACCTTAGCAGGGGGAACACCATAAGTTGCAATAATACGATCTCTTATATTATTCATCATAGTACTATACTCCATATCCCGGTTACTTACACCTGCCCGGTTATATTTAGCACCTTTTAAGATGATTGTGCCTTTTCCATGATTTTCAACTTCAGCTTCTAATCTTTTAAGTTCACGCTCCCAAATTTGAGGTTTAATATCCTTATCATACTCAATAACACCAGAAGGGTCTAAACCATCATTTTCAAGTATGCTAAGTGTATGATCTTGACCTAAAATATCCATAGTTAAATCTTTAGCTATAACATCAATTTTAGATTCACCCCAAACATTACCTGTAACACTTGGATCTTTAATATGTATGATTTCATCATTTTCAAAACGTTGATTAGAACCCTTAAAACCCCACTGACAAGTATCTAGGTAGTATTGCATCCATTCAGTGGGGATATGTTTTAAACCTACAGGTAAACTTGTAAATTCTTTATCATATATTACTTCACAGAAAGCATCACCTAAACCAAGATATGATTTCCACATTACGGTTTGAAACAATGCATAAGTATCAAAAGATTTCCTACCCATAGGATAGTTAAATAAATCTTTCAAATAATTAGTGTGATTAGTGTTTTGCTCTTCTAAATCTGGATTATAAATAGTGAATCCTAAATTTATAATCTCATCAATATATGTTTGAATACAAGCATTAACCCAAACATTACTCATTGCTTGATAGTAGGTTTGCCATCCTACTCCAATATTCTTGTTTCTTGGACGAAATAACCATCCATAATCATTCAAATACTTTTCACTTATAGATTTTGGAGGCTTATCCCTTACTGGTAAACTTTTACTTATCCGGTTAAATATTTTGTTTAAAAAACTAATAAATTATCAAAAACCTCCCCCTTTTACTTGTTCATTTATTTTATAATTTTATCACCTTAAAACCAGGTGTGTAATCATTTTCCTCATCATGTGCTAAATAATTATAAGCATAGGATGCAGCATCCACAATATCATCATGTTTTCCTTCAGGAAAACTTTTAAACTCTCCTAAAATTGCATCCCTAACTAGGCTATCACTAATATTAAAATAGACTTTAGCATCAAGAATTGCATTTTTAAAAGGTGTTGCCCTATCAACTTTACTATGGATAGGTATAGCTTGCTCTAGTATAAAACCTGGTAACTGTTCTTCCCATTCTTGGAATAATAATTTACCTGCAGCAGCAACACCAGTCTCAATAACTATAACAGTATTAACAGTATCAATTCTAGCAGTTTTTTGGATAATCCTCTTATTTTCATCACCAAACTTCCCCCTTACAATATCTGATACAATATAGTCACCATTTAGGGTTTTAATGATTTTAACACCTACAGTGTAATCGTTTGAATTATTAGTTGCTGATGCTATATCCCAAGCCCTACAAGTGTCTAAAATACTAGAACCCTCTTGGGGTAAGCCCCATTTGATTTTACTTAAATTAAAAAAGTCACCAGTATCATCTAATGGTTTCTGCTGATAAATTGCATTAAAGAGTCTTTCACCTAAAGATTCCTTCTTCTTTAACAATTCACTTTTAGTGTAACGTTCAGGCCATAAAGGTTCACCATCAGGATATAATGCAGGAAAACTAATAAATTCATAATCCTCAGCTTCATTCTCCATTAAATAACCTTGTAAATCATTACTATTCCAACGAGTATGTAGGAGTATTAGACGAGTATGAGGTTCAATACGTTGCTCAATAATGGTTTTAAACCAAACAATCTTCTTTTCTAAAAGACCTGGTGTAATATCATTAAAACCTTCATAAGGATCATCAATAATAAGCATATCAACATCCTGACCAGTAATAGAACCACCAGCACCAACCAAACGTATACTCCCAGGGTATAATTCACCTTTCAAATCAGTAAACATTAAATAAGTACTAGCAGATTTAACCTCAGATAATAAGAGATTAAACTCATAACCATACTTTTTAACTAACTCCCTAAGAGCAATACCGAACTTTTCAGATAAAGCAGCACTATTATTCACAATCAAAATATTTAAAGAAGGATCATGGAAAATTAACCATAAAGGAAACGCTTCAGTAACAAGTGAAGACTTACTATGACGGGGAGGCATCGCAACACACAATCGATGAAAATCCCCCCTATAAAGTTCTAATAATTTAGCAGATAAAACATCAATATGTCTAGCATGCAAATTCTCCTTAAAAGTACTTGCAACATAATACTTATAAAAACTATATAAATCTGTTCTTATCCTTTCAATATCCTCTACAACCATAATTTTTAATTTAATTCTGGATAATTAGCCTTCTTCTCAGAGATAATCCGATCTATTAAATCACTATCTAATTTAACATTTTCTTTAATATTTAATTCCCCAGAATGTTCAATTTTATTAGATAAATTATAAGTTTCAGGATCTGAAACCTCTAATAAAAACTTATGAGTATTATCCTTATTTGACCTATTCAACTTTTTTAAATGAAAAAGAATATTCTTTGCATGAGCCTTCTTCATACTCATATCAAAATCATAATATTCACCTTCACCTTCCTTCTCACCCTTCTTACGCCACCGATAAATTGTTTGACGATTAATACCTAACAAGTCCGCAATAGTTTTAATAGGTAAACCTGTAGAATATAGATGGACTATTTCATCACACAATTCCTTATTAAACCTTTTATTCATAATTAAAACCTCCCCTACAATTTACTTATTCTAAAACATCTTTTTCCCATTGACTTAAAACTTCACTATCCTTATACTTATCATTATTCAAACGAATCTTTCGAAGCTCCCTTTTCATTGCATATTCAACACGCTCCTCTGCAGTATGTTTAATTAAATCCTCAATTTCAGATTCATGCTCTAATTGAGAATAATAAATCTTCAAATCAATATTCTCATCATTTCGACCATACTCAATCTTCTTTAAAGTTTCCCTTTTCTTATCAATAATGTAAATTACAATTAAACCTAAAATGAAACTTAAAATACCGAAAACTATACTATTACTAGGATTACCTTTAAAATGGGGATGATTACTTAAACCATTAAAAATTAATGTAATACCAATAACAAATAGGGCATTACTTAAACTGGTTTTAACAAATCCACATAACCATAAGATTTCCTTATAATTATTATCCTTATAAATCTTAGAACCAATCTTATATAATCTTGCCTTATTATTCATAAACCTTCATCAAAATCAGTAGATTCATCCAAATTCACACTTGTAACCCAACTAGATGGGTATTTCTCATTAAAATAACTCATTAAATAAGCTATTAAAATACTTATTACTGGAGCTAAAACTTGGATAATTAAATCACTATTAACTTGACTTATACCTAAATAAGAAAAAATTGCAAGTAAAACCCCATTAAAAACTGTTGTAAAATTATTTTTATTTATTCTGCTAATTTAAAAACCTCCATAAAAATAAAAATTTTATATATAAAAAAAAGTTCACAAGGGAAGAATATACTTAATTTAAAAATAAAGTTTTTCTTAACCCTCATATTATATGTACTACACAGCCGCATAAGGAAAAAATGGTTGAAAACTATTATTCCATTATTTAATACTTAAACCATAAGGATAATCTATTTTCACACCTCCCACATAATCATTTGAACCAGTTAATACTAATCCACAAGTTTTACAAATAGTTTCACCTTTATACTCCTCCAAATCTAAACTTTTACATTCAGGACAGATTTTCAAATTAAAATTTTTAGATTCCATCATAATAATTGGTTTTTCCCTTTTTTAATGGTTGATTCTTCTGATAATAATTACATAAACGAGTTATAATAGTTAAATAAACCTTATCAGTTAAATCACACTCTCTAAATACTGTATAGTTCTCAATTTGTAACCTAGTATCACGTGTTTTCATAATATAAAAGGCAAATGCACAAATAATTTGCTCATTACTACAATTAGCACAAATCTTATGGAAATTAGGAAAATTCCTAACTAAATAATTAAGACACTCCCTATCCTCCCCAACTAAACCAGATCTACTAGCTATTACACTTGCTAAACGGATTTTCTGTGCTAATCTCCACTCTTGTGCTGGTGTTGTTTTAACTGTCACTATTTCACTTCAATATTAAATGTTTCAATATCTATAAAATCAATGTTTACACTATCAACCATCCTAAATGGTGAATGTATTACCATAAAACCACTTTTAAATAAGGTAACACCATTAACATCACGAAAAATCATCATATTAATAGTATCTTTATCAATTATAAAGTCACATAAAGGTAATTTATATTCTACTGATTTAAGATAATAATTCATCATTTCATAATCTGCATTATTTCTAATTATTTGCTGTATTTTTCTAAAATTCATAACTTAATCTAGTTTCTTCTAAACCTCAATTTACATTATTTAATTTTCGTATAAATTCCAAGTGCTAATAAATAGTTTTCATTATTAAACTTTCCCCTAATTAAAGGTTAAATCTTATTTATTAAAGTATAATCCACAAATATCAAATATACACCTTTTAAAATAATTAATCTTTTTTTAACTGGAAAAATATGTATTAAGAATCCCTGGAAATTTACTTTAATCTAAAACTGATTAAGTAAAACCAGAAAAACACAAACACCCCTAAACAAAAAAAATATTAAGAGTGTTCTCCTTAACACATAAACATATAAAAATTAACTGCAAGATAAGAATAATACTAGATTAAATCCTTAAATAAATATTTAATAAAAACTTCACAACCCTTAATTTTTACAATCACATTTTAAAAAAAAATTTATTATATAAACTTTTAACCTCCACAATTAAATTTCAAATTTCTAAAAATAAAATTCTTAGAAACTCACACACTAGTATATGTAAGTCATTTAAAAAAATTAATTTTCAAAAAAAAAGTGAATAAATTAAAAGAAAAAAAACTTAACCTATATATTAATTTAAATATATTATACTCTCATATTTAGAATCAAATAGAAAATTATAGGCTCTGTCAAAAACTTATGTGTTTTGATTTTTTGAAAGTTTTGGCTTATACTTTTTTTAAGCTTTAAAATTGTTTTATTTTTGATTTAGAAATAGTAAATTTAATATATTAAGTGGAGCTAATATATACTATGGAACCAATACAATTTAAACTTTACGATTTTTGTGAAGAGTTTTCTGGTTTTAGATCTGATGTGTCTAAAAAGTTGATTGGATGTCAAGAGATGAGTCCTAATTTGATTCGTCTTGAAAAAAATGGTAAGATAATATTTAGCAATAGTAATGCTGTTTGTCCAGTGTGTGGGTCTAACCATAGTCGTAAAAATGGTAAAATAGAACGTGAATTAATATTTTTGAATAAAGGAACTGAAACTTGTATTGTTCAAAAGTATAAATGTAAAAATTGTGGTAATGTATTTAATGCTGATTTATCCTCCATAGTTGAGGTTAATCGGAATATTACTAAGCCAGTAATTGATTTTATCCTTAAATCCTATAGTATTGGTGGTGATAGTATTCGTAAAATCATGCACAGGTTAAAAGAAATCCATAATGTGGATATTTCTTATCAAAGTGTTGAAAACATTTTATTAGGCTTTGAATATGATTTTAATAATGGTTTTTATAGTCTTTCGGGTTATTACTTATTTGATGCTTTGTGGGTTAAAATTAACAGCACATGGAATTATCTTTTGGCCTTATTCGACCTACAAAGTAATACTATTGTATTCCTATGATTTAGCCTCTTCTGAGTCAGAAAAAAGTATTTTACAAGTTTTTAAGCGAATCTACTTACAATCAAGATCGTAAATATATTGTAACTGATTTGAAACATGAATATCGTCAACCCATACGAAAATTAGGTTTTAAACACCAATTCTGTGTGTTTCACACAAAACAAAAAATAAACATGAGACATAAACGATTACTTAAAACAAAACAAATTAA